TGATTAACTACCTAGGTATAAACTCGTAGGCATAAATTTTTGTATCGTACATAACATCATCTCTCCTACATATGATAGAATAATGAGGTGAGACAAATGAACCTAAACTCCAACTACATTATGATTAACTTTGTGCATGGAGGTTATTATGCACAACTTCCCGCTTGATCTTGCTGCTCACACTGCACCTGTAATCTCATGATTGCTATCATCAAACCTATTCTCTTCGCCTTCTTCAAATCTGATGCGGTGAAGAAACTCGTAGTAGAACTCTGCGAGCGTCTCGCTAAAGAGACTGACAATGATCTGGATGATGCTGCTGTCCTTGCGCTCAAGCGTGCCTTGAACGTGTGACACAGTGCAGGGTTCAACTCCCTGCCTTTGTATTGGCACTCGCCCTCCACGGAGGATACCGTTTGCCGACCATGGTTGGTAACCAAAAAAATACCGCAAAAAAATTTCAAGATCTTGAGAGCTAGTTAAACCTTACCTCTTAAAACAATGACTACCTGGTCTCCCAATCCTGGGACTCCCCCCAACGCAACTATCACTGCCGTTGGTAATATTAATAAGACACCTGGTCTTGGTCTTACCCAAGGCGGTGCTGATTATGATGCTAAGTACGCCACTTACCTGAAGCTGTTTAGTGGCGAAATGTTCAAGGCATACGAGTCCGCTTGTATCGCTAAGGACACTGTGCAGAACCGCACCCTGACCAACGGTCGGTCGATGCAGTTCATCTTCACGGGTCGCATGACCGCGGATTATCACCAACCTGGTGAACCCATCCTCGGCACCAGCAACCCTCCCGTGGCAGAGAAGACAATTATCATGGATGACCTGCTGATCTCCTCAGCATTCGTCTATGACCTGGACGAGACTCTCGCCCACTACTCTCTGCGTAGTGAGATCTCTAAGAAGATCGGTCACGCTCTTGCTGAGAGCTATGACAAGAAGGTCTTTAGGACCATCGCTAAGTCTGCTCGTGAAGCACACCCCATCACCGCTGCTCCTGGTCCTGAGCCGGGCGGTAGTGTGATCAAGCTGGGTGCTGGTAACGAGTTCAATGCTCAAGCACTGGTGGATAGCTTCTTCGAAGCTGCTTCCATCCTCGATGAGAAGAACCTGCCCCAGGCAGGACGCACCGCTGTGCTCTCTCCTCGTCAGTACTACGCCCTGATCTCTCAGGTCGATAGCAACATCCTCAACCGTGACTACGGCAACACTCAGGGCAACCTGAACAGTGGTGAGGGTCTGTATGAGATCGCTGGTATCTCCATCAAGCGTTCCAACAACCTGCCCTTCATGGCAGGCACTGTGGGTCGTGTCGATGGTGAGAACAACGACTACTCTGGTGACTTCTCTGCTCACTGTGGTCTGATCTACTACCGTGATGCCGCTGCCGTTGTGCAGTCCATCGGTCCCCAGGTGCAGACCACCGGTTCCGATGTACACACCATGTACCAAGGCGACATCATCGTGGGTCGTCTGGCAATGGGTGTGGGTACTCTGAACCCCGCTGCTGCTATTGAACTGCAAGCTGCTTGATAGGAGGACATACTAATGGCATCTGATCTTCCTCGCGGAACTCAAAAGTACGGCACGGTAACTAATCCTATAGTGGCAAACGTTGTGTCTACCACTCAGGATCCCATGCCTCCTGTAGAGTATAGCAAAGATGCTGCTGCATCTAAGTATACTACTACTAACTCTTCTGGCAACCCTATCACTTGATAACCAATGGCAAATCCTACAACTGCTGCTGGTGATAATGGTGTAGCAAAGGCGACAACTCCTGGCGATCTGCCTCTTGCTGTCGTGACTGGTACTCTTGCTGGTGCTGACTTTAGCGCTACTGAGACCACTGCTCTCCGTCACTCTGTGGCAAAGACTCAGAAAGGTTACGGTTCTGCTGTAGCCGTATCTGAAGTGTACTCTGAAACCCAGGGTCTGCGTTATGCATACTCTGGTGTTGAAGCTGACAGTCCTGCTGTCACTCGTACCTGATAAATTACCGGGGATCCTTATGGGTCCCCTTTCTTATTATGCCTGCTCCCACTACATACAATACTGAGACCGAACTCTCCAGCGTTAATTCTATTCTGGGAGCAATTGGTCAGAGTCCAGTGACTCGCCTCTACGAAAAGAAAGGTGATGAACTGGTCTATGTCAACCCTGAAATCTCATTTGTCCACAACCTTCTGATGGAAACCAATGTGGATGTACAGAATGAAGGGTGGGTTTTCAATCGTGAAGACAACTATAAACTTACACCTGATTCGAACAAAGAGATCCATATCCCTAACAATGTGTTAAGGATGGATGTGTCAGGTGGACAAATTCTACGTGACACAGATGTAGTTCGTAGGAATGGTAAGTTGTATGATAAACTGAACCATACCTATGAGTTTTCTACTCCTCTCTATTTTGATATTACTTGGATCTTTCCTTTTGAAGATCTCCCTTCTGTCTTCAAACGCTACATTACTCAGCGTGCTTCTGTTCGTGCTGCTATCCAACTGGTCGCTAACACAGAACTAGTCAACCTCCTGACTAAACAAGAGGAGATGGGTCGTGCTGCAGTGATGGAGTACGAATGTAACCAAGGTGATCACACCTTCTTTGGTACTCCTCCCTACACAGGGTACCGTCCCTACCAACCTTTTAATACTCTTGCACGATGAGCGCTATTTCTCAACGGATCCCTAACTTTATCCAAGGGATCTCTGACCAACCTGATGAACTGAAGAATCCTGGTCAGTTGAGGAAGTGTGAGAATGGGTACCCTGATATTGTCAATGGTCTTGTAAAGAGGAATGGTCTAAAACATCTCTCTAACATCCCTATTTCACAAGATGGTAAGTGGTTACACATTCAAAAGGAAGACCCTCAACTAGGTGAAGAACTATACCTTGCTAACATCAGCAGAGAAGGTAAGGTCCGTGTCTTTGACGCTAGAGTAGAGCAAGAATATGAGGTGTGTTATGCTAATGATCCTGTATTCCGTAAACGTCACAGGACCCTAGCTAACCCTGCGACAAGGATTGATGAGGATACATTGACTTGCAATGATCCCGATGCTTTCTCTGAATACTTTAAACATACAAACGATCAAGACCTCCAGTTTGTCACTGTCAATGACTACACCTTTGTGACTAACAGGACAGTCAAACCAGAGATGGTTCGTATCAGGAACAACCCTGCATACTATGAGGTGTTTGTAGAGATTGCTGCTATGAACTATGGCAGGTCTTACACCTTTGGTCTCTTTGATTTAGAAGGTAATGAGATCATTGCACCTTCCTACTCTGCACCTACTGTCTCTACTTCTATTCTGTCTGCTGATAACGTTTTAGAGAAATGGATCCAGGATTTCGGGACTGGTGGTGTGACGACAACTACTGGATCTGGTGTTTATGTAGACCAAGGTCCTGTAGCAGGCACCAGCAATAACAGGTATGTTCTATCTCCTGAAGCTTACTCAACGAGTTATGAACAAACTGTTGATGGTTTAAAAGAAACTGTTGAAGAAACTCTGACCTACCCTGCAGGTACTCCTACTGTTATTGAGTGTGATGATAATCCTCTGGGCGGCAACCCCAACTGTCCTCCAGCAGCAGTCACTTGGACTAAGACAGTAACTACGACTTCAGAAGCTGAGTTCACTGTAAAGAAGGTAGGTGAGGGTCTTTACATTAGTCGTGGTACTCCCTTTGTAGCATCAACAACAGAAGAGGACATTATCAATGTTCTGTCTCCCAGTATTGATGGTATTGAAAAAGGTTATGGTGACGATAAGGTACCAGCTGATGGGCAGTATTGGTCTATTGTAGATAACGTTTCCAACCTCCCCCGTTTTGCTCCTCATGGATACATTGTCAAAGTTGTCAACTCAACAGAAGATGAAGACGACTACTACCTAGAGTTCTCTAGTGGCACTGCTGATGTTGGTGGTGGTTCCTGGCAAGAGATTGCTGACCCTTCTAACTACAATGAGATCGATGTGGACAAAGCACCACACCAGATCATTAGGAACAGGGTCGTAGATGATCAAGGTAACCTAGTT